AATCGGAGGTTTAGCAGATAATACGTTTGTTGCTTACGAACGTAAAAACTTGAATTTCGGTACTGGTTTACTTTCAGACCATAACGAAATCCGTATTAAAGATATGGACGAAGTTGATTTGAGCGGTTTTGTTCGTTTTAGAATGGTTTACACCGCTGGAGTTCAATACGCAAATTCTAACGAAATTGTTTGGTATTTATCAACAACAGCAGTTGACTAAGAAATTAATTTAATTATAAATCAAAAGGGTGGTGCAATAAACACCGCCCTTTTTAATACAAAAAACAGATGAGTTGTTTAATAGTAAATGGTCGAAATGAGTCGTGTTACGATTCAGTCGGTGGCATTGATGCTATCTATTTCGTTAATCGTGGTACGTATGTTTACCCAACAGATGTAACGTTTGAAGTTGGTACGGATACAATTACAGGAATTACGGGAATTACAGAAATTTTTAAATATGAATTACGTGGAGTTAATTCATTTGACCAAACGCAAACGCCAAGTTCGGATAACGGAACTAATTTCGTTGCTCAAGCGTTAACTGTTCAATTGAAACAATTAACACCAACGATGCACAAAAACTTTAAGTTGATTGCATACGGAAGACCTAGCGTAATTGTTAAAAATAGAATGGATCAATTCTTTTTTATGGGTATTGAATACGGTGCGTCAATGACGGCAGGTTCTATTGTTACAGGTGCGCAAATGGGCGACATGTCTGGTTATAATATTACTTTAACAGCGAACGAGCGTATCCCTGCAAACTTCTTAAATTGTACAACTGAAGCGGGGTTGGTTGCTTTACTTGACGACGCAACGGTAGTTACTGATTAATATTACTTTTTATTGGTTTTAAAGAGGGAGTTTAGCGACTCCCTTTTTTCATTTTAAAACAAAATAGAAACTTTTAATTATATAAGTATGCAAATAGTAACAGTAACACAACCTCAGATTTTAAGATTGATGCTAATTAGCGGAATTGATGAAATTGTGTTAACTGACGAAGCGGAAAACGTTCCTACAATTTATACTGAATTTACAACGGTCGACAAAGGTTATTATTACGAAATTACTATTGATTTAGATTTAGTAAATAATAGGTTTTATAAAATCGAAGCTAAATTTGAAGATACTTTAATTTGTTACGATAAACTTTATTGCACAGACGGAACGGATAACAGATATACGCAAAGAGTTACACAAAACACGTTTATAACATTATGAGTAATAATAATAATACTTTCGTTTTAAATTTAGCGGAATACGAAGCTCCGAAAATTATCGAGTCAAAACAAAAAGACTGGGTAACATTTGGAGAAAACAATTCGTACTTTCAATATATTATAGACCGCTATCGAAATTCAACCACTAACAACGCCGTTATTAACGCGATAACACACTTAGTTTACGGACGTGGTTTAAGTGCCTTAGACGCTTCTAAAAAGCCAAACGAGTACGCTCAATTAATGGCTATGTTATCGAAAAATGACGTTCGACAAATAGCAACGGATTTTTATATGTTTGGACAGTGCGCTATTCAAGTTCACTACAATGACAAACACGATTCTATTGTTAAGGGTTTTCATATTGCAGTTAATTTATTAGCCCCCCAAAAATGCGATGCGGACGGAAATATAAACAACTATTTTTATTCAGACAATTGGGGAAACACACGCGAGTTTATTCCGAAATTAATTCCTGCTTATTCAACGTCAAAAGAAAAAATCGAAATACTTTACATACGTCCTTATATGGTCGGAATGAAGTATTTTGCAATGCCGTCTTATATCGGTGGAATTGGTTATGCACTACTCGAAGAAGAAATACAAAATTATTTAATTAACGATACTCAAAACGGATTCAGCGGAACTAAGGTTGTAAATATTATCGGAGAATTTACCGAAGAACAACAAAGAACACGAAGCAACCAAATTCAACAAAAATTAACAGGAGCGCAGGGTAAAAAAGTAATTGTTTCTTTTAGCGGTTCTAAGGAACTTCAAACGGAAGTTACTGATATACCATTGAACGATGCGCCAGAACATTATCAATACCTTTCAACTGAATGCACTGAAAAGATTTTATTAGCGCATAAGGTTGTAAGTGGTTTAATTTTCGGAGTTGCAAAGAGTAGCGGTTTTAGCTCAAATGCAGATGAATTAAAGACGGCAACAGTATTGTTTGATAATATGGTTATTAGACCTATTCAAGACCGTTTAATCGAAGCTTTTGACACGATGTTAAGCTTTAACAAAGTTAGTTTAAAGTTGTATTTTAAAACTTTGCAACCTTTGGAGTTTGTGGACTTAGAAAATGCACAAACAGCGGAACAAGTTGCAGAAGAAACAGGGACGGAATTAAGTGAACAAGTTGATTTAAGTTCTTTTGGTGAAAACGTAAACCCTAATTGGTTGCTAATTGATGAATTTGAAGTTGATTACGATACTGACGAACAAGAAAACGAGCTATTAAGCAAAGAACCAAAAGTTGAATTAAGCGTAATTAAGCAAATAATAAATTTAGTTTCAACGGGAGTTGCCTTTCCAAATTCAAAAAGTGAGCAAGACGAAACAATTGACGGAATTAAATTTATTACACGTTACGTTTATGCAGGTGAAGACAAAGCAAACAGCCGTTCTTTTTGCCGTTCAATGAAAAGATTTAATAAAATTTACAGAAAAGAGGATATTGAAAGAATGAGTGCAACTTATTTGGGCGATGCTTACACAAATTCAGACGGCAGACAAATTGGTTGGGGACCACGTGGAGCATTAACCTTTGATAGATTTTTATATAAGGGCGGTGGTAATTGCCACCATAGATGGAATAAACAAGTTTACGCTTCATTTAGTGGAGGTGGTATTGATGTTAATTCGCCAAATGCAAAACAAGTGGCGGTTCGTAAAGCTGAAAAATTAGGTTACGTTATTAAGAACCCTGAATTAGTTTCTCAAAGACCTATTGATATGCCTAATCGTGGATTTTTACCTAAATAATTAAAAGATGCCAACAGTACTATTAATATCAACAGATGACGTTACCAAATTTACCACGATGTCGGGAAATATGGACGTTGATAAATTTATTCAATATATAGATATCGCTCAATCGCTTCGACTTGAAGAATATTTAGGAAGCGAATTATTGGAAGCGTTACAAACGAAAATCGAAAACGAAGATTTAACCGACCAATACGAACACTTAGTTAACAAGTATTGCAAACCTATTTTGATTCATTACGCAATGGTTGAATACTTGCCGTTTGGAGCGTTTCAAATTGCTAATAAAGGAATATTCAAACACACCGCAGAAAACAGCGAAAGCGTAAATAAAAACGATGTTGATTTTCTTATTCAAAAAGAACTTTTGATCGCGCAGGGTTTTGTTAAAAGAATGATTAGGTATTTATGTTTAAATTCAACTTTATTTCCTGAATACACTTTTAACAGCAATAACGATGTTAATCCGATGCGACAAACTAATATTGGTGGATTTTATTTAAACGAGGGTAATGAAAAAGACTACAGCTGTAGAGGTTGGTACTTGTAAAAGATACAAACCAAAGAAAGAAAACGTTAAGAAATTAGAATTGTTCTTAAAGAAAATAGAAGAAAATGAGCATAAAAATAAGTGAATTACCTGTTGGAAGTGCGTTAAGTGGAACGGAAGAAATTCCAATTGTTCAAAGTGCGACCACTAAAAAAATTACAGCGCAGGACGTTGCGGATTTAACTGTTTGGGGTGGAATTGGTGGAGATATTACAGACCAAACAGATTTAATAACAGCGTTTAATCTTAAAGTTGATAAAGTACCCGGAAAAGGTTTAAGTGCAAACGATTTTACTGATATACTTAAAACTAAACTAGATGGAATTGAAGACGGCGCACAAGTTAATTTCACAAACACAAGTGATTTAATTAACGACGGTGAAGACGGAGTAAATCCATTTATAACCGCGTTAGATATTCCAACGGCAGGTCAAGCCGGGACGTTAGTTCGCGAGGTTAAAAATATGACTGGCGCAACTTTAACAAAGGGAACGGTTGTATTTATTTCGGGAGCAAATGGAAATAAACCAATTGTTAGCAAAGCGTTGGCGGTAAGTGACGCGCTTAGTTCAAGAACGTTCGGATTATTACAATCGAATATCTTAAACAACGGTGTTGGTTATTGCGTTGTAATTGGTGATTTAAGCGGTTTAGATACGTCAGCTTTTACTGAGGGCGCACAATTATATCTTAGTGGAACAGTTGCGGGAACTTACACGGACACGAAAACTTTAGCACCTACGCATTTAGTTTATGTTGGTAAAGTAACGCGTTCACACCCGACGCAAGGACAAATTGAAGTACAAATACAAAACGGTTACGAACTTAACGAAATCCACGATGTTGCAATTTCAAGCGTTGCAAATAACCAAACGTTAGTTTATGAAAGCGCAACAACACTTTGGAAAAATAAAGCGTTAACAACAGATGAAGTTGCTGATTCAACAAATAAACGATATGTAACGGACGCAAATTTAGTTGTAATTGGTAACACAAGCGGAACGAATACTGGTGACCAAACGTTCTTTAATCCAAGAGTTCAAACGGTTGCTTCAAGTGCAACGGTTACAGCTGTTAGTACAAATGACATAGTTACAATTACAGCGCAGGCGGTTGGTTTAACGTTAGCAAACCCTACTGGTGCATTTGTTGAAGGTCAATCTTTGATTATTAGAGTTAAGGACAATGGCACAGCTAGAACAATTGCTTATGGAACTAATTTCAGAGCAATAGGAGTGACCGCACCAACTACAACGGTTATAAGCAAAACAACTTACATAGGTTGCATTTACAATTCAACAGATACTAAATTTGATATAATCGGAGTATGTACAGAAGCCTAATTTCTTTGATGCCAAAAGCACCAGCTGTTGACCCAGATGCACAAGCATTTATAACAGCGGCTGGAATAACAAATCCTACTCAAGTTAATGCAATCAATACCTTAGTAATTTCCTTAAAAGGTTATTCTATTTGGACTAAAATGAAAGCTATCT